TCATAATTGCTGTGTACTCTAGTGCACCAAACAAGTTTTCCCATAGAATAGCACCAGTAACGTCATCGTCACCTTCTTTGTATCGTTTCTTCTGACTTGCAAGTAGTTTGCCCTTATCGAGCATGTACTTGTCTGTTAGAGTTTGTCGAACTTGGGCAACAATAGTCTCGCCCGCCATGTTGAGGGCTCTGATAACTGACGGGTAGAGTGAGTTAATATCGACTGCCCCGACCCATTCGTGCATTCCCTTTTGGGGAGTAGCAACATAGGCACCTGCCGCTTGTTGAACTTCATCTGCATTTTCGACCTTTCGTTTCTTATCTGGAACCACTACCCCACGTGCGTGGGCTTCATTGTAAATAGCCATTTCAATCATAGCAACTGAACCCATAACTGTTGGTAACAGTACAGTGTTTTCATGTGCTAGAGCGTTAGCTAGTTCTAAGAACTTAGTCTTGTTGTGAATCTTTACTAAAAGCAAAGTATCCTGTCTGTTGTATTCGATGAACTTCTTAAAGTCTTTGTTGTACAATTGGTCAAGAGTGCCTTCATAGACAGTCTTGTTCTCTCCTACTTCCATTTCACCAATAGCATCCAACTTATATGAGTGGCGAGACTCATAGTTGTATTTCTTGTAGAGTTGTAAGTAGTCAAGGTGGACGCGACCGACCAAGTCGTATGTCTGTTCTTCTTTACCGAATCGTTCATACATGCGAACTTTGGGAAGTTGACCCATCAAGCAGAATTTACGTGTATCATCTTTACTCATAACACGAGTAACACGATTAACCATGTATGGAATATCGTATCCCTCTGAGTTCCAACCAGTTAAGATATCAGCATCTTCAATCAATTGAAAGAACACATCAAACATATCCTTTTCGTTAGTGAAAAGTAATGTATTCTCAAATTCTGCAACGATTTCAGCCGCTGTCTCAGGAGTCATGTGCTTTGGAGCAATAACTAAAGTGAAACAAGTTTCCATCCAGTCTAAGTACAAGCTGATAGCTGTTACAGGATTGAATGGGTCTGATGTAGGACTGAAACCTTTAACTGGATCAAAGTCTACTTCAATGTCGAAGAAGCATGTGTGTAGCTTAGGTGGTTCGACACCTAAGTAGTTGTCAGATAGACAACGGAATACTACGGGTACATCTGACTCAAATAGTTTTTTACCTGAGTGGATGCGTTTCTCTTTATCAAACTCGCTGCGCTTGCGAGTACTGAATCTGGATACAGGATTACCGTAGATGCTTCTTTGTTTACCTTTGTTGTCTTCGTAATAGAAGACATAGTTAGCAGGGAATTCGTTGTAATGACGCTTGCCGTCACTACCTCGCTCTACAACGTAGATGCGATCCTCATCTCTGCTATGAATAGCATCAACGTATGACATTAAAGTGTCTTACCCACTGTTTCCAAAATAGTGTTAAGTTCTTCGTTGTCTTGGTTAGTCTGTGTTAGACTTGCTTTGTGGGCAACACGAATCGCTTTCTTGAGAACTGAAGGCTTAACTTCTAATTCTTCTGCGATTGCTTTGATTGTGTCAGTGAGGCCACCATTCAATGTATCAATCTCGTGCATAACATTCATGCCCTCATTGATAAGTTGGGTCAATTTGATTTTCTGGTCGCCGCTAAACATTTTTGCTGTCATATAATAATCTCCTAAAGAAGTAGTTATTATACTTTAGCTACGCAAGAAAGTCAAACTTTTTGCGTAAATGATTTAACCGTTTAGATGTTGGTAGATACTACTTTGATGTTTTGTGGTGGGACGGGTGATGATACAGTGTATTCGTATTCAGCACCTTGGGTGAATTTACCTTCTAACCCATTTGAACTAACAGCGAGTAATGCCAATGGTTCATCTTCTGGGAACTCGTCACCTAACCAATTCATCAATGCATCTTCGGCTGCGTCTTTGCTTGGGAAGAAAAACAAATTGGATTCTGTTTCTAGTTGACTGGATCTTGCACCAATGCTTGGAACTAATCCTTTCGCTAGAATAGATTTTACGTTACGAGTGGGTGTAACGTGATAAAGAGTTTCAGGAGCAGCGTCTTCCCAGACATACGCATCTTCACCGCGATGCTTGTCCCAAAAGCCTGAGCCAGCTTTAGTTTGGTCGTGACTTCTATTGATTATGAAGCCTTCATCCTTTAGATAGTCGTACATTGACTTTGCAATACCTTTGTTGCGGTAGTCATCGTTTACCCAAAGATCCTGTGGATATAGTTCTTCGTTTTCTTTTACAAACTTAACATAAGCTATGGGATTTTTAGTAGCAGGCTCGAACGCCTTCATAATCAATGCACGGTCATTGAATGCAAACTTTAAAAGTAAGCCATTATACTTTGCGGCCTTAGCTTCTTCAGTGATGAATTCGGTTGCTCTCATCTTGACGCAACCTTAATTGGCTTACCAGGCTTAACATTCAATGCAGCTTGCCAATCACGTGCTTTTTGTTCACGGTTAGCTTGGCCCTTTAATCCAGGGTTGATGTTCTTGGTAACTTGCTTTGTATTACTGAAACTTTTAGTACGCGGCTTAACGAATGTCTTCCAATACCAAATGCTACTTAATGCAGCCGCAGTTGGTGTTGAAACCATATCAGGATTCTTTACAAAGTCAACCGGGTGATTAATGAATTTGCTAATCCACTCACCGGCTTTCTCGTAGTTGTACTTACCAGTCAACTGAATATAACCTCGGCCGCGATACTTGATGCCATCACCTGGATTAGTGTTGCCTAACTGTTTTGCTTTTTGTGGGTTGTAACGAATGTCATACTTCTTAGCAAAACGTTCAGGTGAACCATACTCTTCCATTGCTTTAAAGTTGTCGCTCTCATGTGCGCATTGTGCCATGAATGCTGCTAGTTCAGCAGGATCAGTAATGAACTTCTTAGCCCACTTCATCAACAACTCTACTTTAGGATTATTTGCAACTGGTTGGGGACTTGGATTAGTCTTTGCTTGCACACCACCGGCTGCCATTGCACCTGCACCTAATGCGCCTAGAAATCCTCGGCGTGACATATCTTCGTTGATGAATTCAATTGCTCTCATGTATGTATTTATTTCAGTATAGGATTGCCAAATACCTGTTCTTGTACAACAGCTCCGTTAACCTTACGTCTATAATTTCCTTGATTGTCGATTAGTTGCAATTCTGATCCAGGAAACAATTGCTGTAGCAACTGTTCGTCTGTCACAGGCTTTAGTCCTAGTTTGCCTAGTGTTCTTGCCATAGCATCACTTGATTCAATCCAGACACCTGGCTTGCTCAATAATGCTTTTACTCTAGCGATAACTTTTTGTTTTGATTCTGGCTTGCCATCATGACCTATACCTTGAATCTTATATCCATTCCAGTGTTCGTTGCCTCTTGCTTTACGATAGAACACTGTACAATCTAAATCTGGTTGCGGGTCCCAATCTAGGGCTACCCAATCGCTTGCTGCGACTTGACCTGCATTTTGTACAAAACTGCCTAAGCTAGTATTATTATACGCATTGGCAACTAAGTCAATCAAATTGGGCGCCCAAGTATGCTTCTCGGTATCCGAAACTATCAAAGCCCAACGATTCTTAACTAGTTCATCACGTGCTTGTTCAGATACTTCCTGCGGTGCAGACAACACAAACTGTTTATCGTGTTGAGTTAGTTCCCATGTTGGTAACAAACGTTTTGTCATTCTAGCATACAATGACTGGCGTGATTCTTCATCGGCAGTGAATGTAAGTGAAGTTACTTTACCTTGATACTGTTGCAAGAACTCTCGCATGATGTCGGCAACTATTGACATTACTTCTGCTGCGTTACCTGTTTTAGTCAATCCAAACTTAGTAGTGCGACCAGCTTTACGGTCGGCATTCTTAAACTCTACTTCCCATGCACCTTGACCACCAGGAGTCTCCGAGTATGCGAGAAATCTATAAGTAATATTACCTACAGTGAAGTTAGCAACAGCTTCTTCCGAGCCACGAAAATCCCACTCCCAGTTCTTCTTACCGGGTTGAAATAGTTCTGATAGGAATTCATTTGCTCTCATTAATCATTCTCTGTATTAGTATCGCCATCTTTAAAGGGTCACGATGATATTGCTTTTGTACCAATTTGACTTTAACATCAAGTGATGCATCACGTTCAAACAAATCATCAGGAATATCTCTCAATGATTCACGTGGCTTATTGGAAGATTTCGGGATGTTGTTTGCCATAAATCTTTATGTACTTCCCTGCCAACATATCAGCCATCGCTTCGATAGGACTTCCTGGATAGCTATCACCTTCTTTTATCATTCCTAATTCATCTTGTCTTTGATGAACTAGTTCATGGAATACTGTTCTGAAAATATCAATTAGATTGCGATTGCCTGTGTAGACCCAAATGTCGTTACCTGAGTGAACTCCGGTATGATGACCTGCTTGCGCCTTTTCAGTATCATCACTGAATGT